CCCGCCTCAGGCTTCCGGGTCGGAACCGTCCGGCTCCTCTGCGCCGGCCACGACGACATCGAAGTCATCGCTGAGCATGTCCGCGTAGGTGACCTCACAGTCATCGAGCGTGACCGCTTCGCCAGCGATCCGTCGCGCCACGAAAATGAACGCCTGCACGAGATCCAGGTCAGCATCCT